GTTGTCAGCGTCCAGATCGACAGATTTTGCAAAAAGCGTCCATTGCTTAATAGGCGCTGACACATCAGCAGAATCGAATATGCGACGAGTGACCGTGATAGGCTGTATCCGTGAAAATCCGCGCCACTGTTTAAGCAAGGTTTTAACATTTGAGGCCAGGCGCCCAAGCTTGATTGTCGCATCGACAATCGGCGTTCCGCTTTGTTGGCTTTCTTCGATCTCAAAACTACTTGGCTCATAGACAACACCGCCGAGCGTTTTTGGAAAGAATTGGCCCGTTACTATGCGCACATACCCGAAAGACTCATGGTAAAACGTCAGCGTGTCATACAGGCCGCGAACAGGCCGCTGTTGTCGGTATTCACGAAAAGTTGGCATCACGGCACCTTCGGTAATGTTTCAGTTACGATGATATCCAGCCAGCTCCACCAGCCAGGCGGCAGCTCGACGATCAGATCGTCGTACTGGTCATCACTGTTGATCAGTCCGTTCGAGATAACAGAACCCGTCCACGTCACAACGTTGCCGTTCTGCGTGTGCTTCGGGTACTCGATGAAATGGAGCGTCTGCACCTGCAAGCCGCTGCCGCCGAGATTAATCGGCATCCTGAACCAGTTGGCACCGTTGTTCAGGTAATTTGGGCTGCGTAACCATTGATTAAACGCCCTATCCTGCGCCGTAGTCATAATCCACGTCACATCCCAGACGGTTTTCAAGTCGTCGGTGAGTTGCTGGAAGATTGCCGGGCCTACTGCGGGTTTGTCGCTCAGGAATGGGGTATCTCTACCGCGTGGCTTGCCCGGCTTCTGCGCGAGCGGCAGCCAGTCGGGATAGTCGATTATCGCCATTAGCCTTGCCCCCTTGGTACACGTCTGGCAGTAGTATTGTTGGTGACGGCCTGGCTAGCCCTGCCGCCGCTATTCATATCAGCAATGAATTCCTCAATAGTCCATCCGCCTTGGCTATTCTGTGTGGCTTGAACATCTACCATTGCCCCACTGTAATTATGAATAATTATGGTTGGCGCAGGACTTGACCCGCCCTGCATATCCTTGTTACTGATCACCTTCCCATTGTCGCCGGGGATCATGTACTGCTTGCCGGTGCTGGCCTGGTAGATTTCAGGTTTTCCACCCTCGCCTACCTGGTACATTGATCCGGCCGAAACCGGACCGCCGTTCTTGCGCTTCCCAGATAGCGCCATGACGCCCGCTATAGCGCCGAACCCTATCGCCACCGCGCCACCAAAAGATGCAATAGATGACATGATTGCGGCCGGAGTCCAGGCGGCAGTTGTTGCCACTGCAGCGGTAGTGCTGGCGGCTGTCTGCACGCCAATCCCAGCGACCTGCGCCGTGGTAGTAGCGGCTATCGCTGTTTGTTGCGCGGCCGCGCCAGTAATCGCTGATTTAACCCAGTCAACACCCATCTGGACAAAGCCATTAATCAGGCTGTTCAGCGCATTACTGCCGATCGAGCGCAATGCATCTTCAGCCTCCATACTTTTTGTAATAATCCCAGTAAGCGTGTTCGATGCGTTGCCAGCCAAAGACTCAAATGAGCCAGCCAGAATCTGATTGCCCTCACTCTGGTTTTCCCACAGCGCCCACTGCGCATCGAGCCGCTGCTGTTCGTACTCCATGTTTGCAGCGTTCATCAGCGCAAGGCCATTGGCCGTAATAACTCCCTTCTGGGTTTCAAATGCCTGTATCAGCGCCAATTTCTTCGCGTGCTCATTGGCAAGCGCCTGTACCGGATCGACAGTTCCCAGCGCTTCCTGTTGCGGCGTTACTGCCTGCCCGGCTTTGATCTGAGCCAGTGCTGTTTGATGCTGTTGCTCTAACTGCTCGGACTGCTGGTTGAACTGCTCTTGGCTAATCAGCAGGTTTCCCTGTGCATCCCTGGCACCTTGCAGCATGTCCAACTGCGCCTTCTGGCTGGCGTAATCAGCGTTTTCTTTCAGCTCAGGAACTGCGTTGCGGGCCTTAAGAGCTGCTGCAGTATCCCAGATCTCCGCCCGATACTTACCAGCCAGGTCGATTTGCTCCTGGGTCGCCCCTTTGCCTAGTGACTGCTTGGCTGCCAAAATTGCCTGCTCGCGTGATAACTCCTGAGTGGAGTCAGCCGTCTGCTCTGTCTGCTGCTTGAGATTTTCCAGCTTCTGAGCAACGTTTTCGGCCTGTGATGCTGCCTTCTTGGCTTCGGCGTTTTGCTCGCTGGTTGCTTTTTTGTCATCCTTCTTGGCCTGGGTATTAGCCTCGGTTTGGGCATACACTCCCTTAAGCTTGTCGATCGCCTTCTGGTCAGTAACTCCAGCATCTTCGGCGTCGTATGCAGCTTGCAGCTCGGCCTTGGCTTTTCCCTCCAGCTTACTGAGTGCTAATTTCCGCTCAGCTTGCTTTATTAGCTTATCCCCTTCCTTACCGCCCCAATTGATTTTCAGGCTTTCGGCGTTGAACTTAGCCATCGCGGTTGTAGACTGGCCTAACTTTTCAGCTAAGAAGCCTTGCGCTTGTCCAAGAAAGGAAGTTTTCCTTTCGGCTTCTGCCAAGGCGATCGCGTTATCCCTGGCGGCCTTCATTTGGTCAACAATGCCCTGGTTGACCTGAATGTTTATTTTACTAAGCGCATCTTGTGTTTCAGCAAGAGTCCTGGTTTTGCTATCCAGATCCCTGTTAGCTTGGGCTAGCTTGTTTGCAGCCTCGGTCGCTTTAATGACATAGCCATTGTTCTCGTCGTTTGTTACACCGAACTTCTTCGCCAGATCACTATATTTGTTATATTCATCAGACAAGCTTGCAACTTCTTCTTGCAGATCCGCTATTGCTTCTTTCTGGTTTTTAATCGACGTGACAGTATCAGCACGAACGCCCTGAGCCTGGGCCAGGTTCATTTCTTTTAGCTTAGCGATCACATCTGGGAGCGTATTCGCAAACGCGATACTTTCCTTTTTCGCCTCAGCCTGGCGCTGAGCATAAAGATACCAGCCAGCAGCGATGATTGTGATGATACCTGCAGGGCCACCAAGTAAAGTAAGAGCGCTTCTTAACCCGTTGACTGCTATTGTCACCGCTGCTGTCGCTATGGATGCAGCACTGGATGCGGCTTGATAGCGAACGTTTGCGGCCGTGGCCAATCCGGTGGCATTAGCCAGCGCCACCCTGGCTGCCGAAACTTTAGCGTCCGCCGCCAAGACGGCTGCCGCACCGGTTAACGATGCCGAAGTTCTAGCGGCTATCGCAGCGGTTTCCGCCTGGGCCAGCTTCGCTGATAACGCTGCGCTGGCTTGCTGGAGTTGGGCCATCCTCGTCATTGTGGCGATTCTGCCCTGGTCAGTGATTTGCGCCCTTAAACGCTGCACTTCCAAGGCTTTTTCCGCTTCTATCTGAGCTATGTTTGTGCGAACGCTGGCGACCTCTGCATCTGCCAAGGCTATTTCAGCAGTTGTTGCTGAAGCTGTAACTCTGGCGCCTGCCGCTCTGGACTGGGCCTTTGTTAGTTCTGCTGATGCGGCTGCCTTTGCTGCCTGGGCTTTACGCAACTCAGCGCCCGTCGCTGCCTCTGTTGCTTTTGCGTTCTGAATCTTTGCGGCCGCATCGGTTACCGTTACTTTCGCGGATGCCGCGAGCGCGCCCACGTACCGGCTGCCAAATAACACTGCGGCGGCGGTAATTGCCACGCCCATTAATTCAAGGTTTTCGCTCACAGTAACAACAGAATTATTGAATACGCTGTAGGCTGATTTTATCGTTGATGACTCACCGACAAATTTAGTGATGTTATTGGTCGCAATGCTGAACGCTTGGCCCATTGTCGTAACGGTGTTTGCGAACTCTTTCCCGATCGCGTCACCCTGCTTGAGCAGGCCGTTAACCACGACATCTGTGGTCAGCTTCCCAGCAAACGCCATCTCACGCAACTTGCCCGCACCAACCCCAAGCGACTCGGACAAGGCAACAATCAGCCGGTTGCCCTGTTCGTTAACCGAGTTATATTCCTCGCCGCGCAGCGTTCCAGAAGCCAACCCTTGCGATAACTGGATGATCGCTGATTCTGCTTCCTGCGCTGTGGCCCCGGAAACGATAAATGCCTGGTTGATAATCGTCGTCAGTCGAGCAAGGTCTTCGGTGCTTGTTCCAGCTTGACGTGTTGCACGCTCCAGGCGCGAATACAGTGACGCTGTAGCACCTAACTCGGTGCGAGTGCTTTGAGCCAGGTTAAACACTCGGTTAACTGCATCGCCCAGATCCTCATGTGGCTTTATGGAGTTAGCTAGTTTGTTGTTTACTACCGTCCAGGCTTCGGCATATTTCGCCACCTGCTGGATGGATAGAGCAGACGCCAATCCCAAGGCAACACGGGAAAGCGACAGCATTGACTTTTCAGTGTTCTTCACAGCTCGGGTGGTGTTATCAAATCCGCCATCCAAGCGATCAAGCCTCGCGTTAACCTGCCGCTGAGCCGTCAGCAACTGCTGCACATCCATCTGCACCAGATAGACGATATTCCCTACTTGCCGATCAGCCATTCGTTATCTCCGGGCATAAAAAAACCCCGCGAAGGCGAGGTGACAGTGTTTTTTCTTGAGGTTACCGTTTTGATTTAACAAGCCGGCGCTTGCCGGATAGTAGTTCAGCGGTGCGCTGGTCGTCAGCATCGATAACCGCGTCGTACTCTTCCCTGGTGAAGCCCTTCTCTTCTGGATACTTGGCTTTCAGCATCAGTTGAAACTCAGTCATCGTCAGTTGCTCTGCCTCTTCACGTGGCATGTTGAAATGGGCCCGCGCGGCGTTTATGTACTCCACAACACGGAACTCGGCGGAATAGTCATTGCTGTTTTCATGCCTTTGCAGGCGGCGCAATTTCGCCTTTCCGCTGACGCCATGCTCTATCAACTCACGGGCCACAATAATGATCTCCGCATCACTCATGCGCCCGCGCCTGCGCACAATATCCCGCCTCCATCCCTTCCACTCGCCGATTAATGGTGTCAGGTCGTCATCACAACAGGCCTGCATGACAACCATCGCAGCCTTGACGGTGTCGGTGCCGAGTGAGTTTATGTGAGAAATTAACCATGCTGGGATCGTCCCATAAGCCTCTATGGCGCGTTCGATTAATTGAGCCACCTCACCATGGTGTAACTCGTAATGTCTTGCCACAATCTCGGCTGGATGGCCTATCCGTGACATGTTGGCGAAGGATGGGCGAAGTAGATAATCGCGTTCATGGTTGGAGATGAGCATTTCGCCGATTTCGATTAGTGGTGTCATGGTTGCCTCGAGTAATCATCATCAAGGGCACAAGACATGCCCTTTGTGATAGTTACGCTGTAACAGTCAGCGCATACACGGCTGTAAAGCTGCCGTCAGTAGTGGTTACGGTGATGTTTGCCGATCCCGCCGTGGCGCTGCCGGGTGAACTTGCCGTTACCGTGGTGCCTGCGATGGTTGCCGTGGCGCGTGCCGGTACCGATGAAACAACCGTGAACGTTTTGTCGGTGGCGTCGTTTGGTGCCACGTTTACCGTAAAAGTTGTCGATGCGCCAATCGCTACTGATCCGCTTGTTGGCGTTACGGTTACACCAGTTACGGCGATCTCTTCATCAAGGAACTCGACGCTATCCGAGTCTGCCACTTTGAACTCGCCCGAGTACGTCGCGATGTCGCTCGCCCCGAACTCGCCCGACCACGACGTTACGACCATGTAAGCAACAAAGACCGCGGTTAGGCCGTCGCCGGTATAATCCAGCATCACCCAGTAGGATGGCTGGCGTCCGGCCTTAATTTCAGTGACTATCTCTTTTGACAGTCGGATCGGGCCGTAATCGGTCACTTTATCTTTTTTACGCCATTCGCCATCAAAGCTAACGGTGTAATCCATGTTTGTGACCAGGTTCTCGACAAAGCCCTTGGTGTCATCCGCCTCTGATGTCACAGAATTCATAGAGTTGTCGAAGCTTTTTGTTGTCAGCGCTCCCATGCGCACAAACTCAGCAAAATCGGGGCGCACATCCGGGCAACCTGGAGCCAATCGCAGAACCGCACTGCGACCAATTAGTTTGCCTGTATCATTTTGGCAATCTGCCATGGTGATAACCTCTTTTAATGGAAATAAAAAAGGCCACCCGAAGGCAGCCTGTCTGGTGGTTGTTGGTTTACGAGGTACATCGGAAGAGTAAGCGGATCACCGTCCGGCCTTCTTCCGTTGGGATTGGCGCTGGTAGGCCGCCGAGGTTGAATATCGAGTTAAGGCATGAATCATCTGGATTCTCTGTGACGAAATTGAGGATTTCCTGAGCCCGTAGAATTACCGGTTGCGGGTCGTTCTTTCCACTTACCAGGATTACCTGAACGTTATCATCTGCACCAATGTCCTGAATTCGCCCGGTACCACCATCAGGCTGAAACACGATGTATTTCATGGTACCCGTGTCAGCCTTCTGCTCCACCCACTGCGCCAACTGAATCTTATAGTCGGCGGTCAACCCGGCATCAACCAGCCAATCGCGCAACTTCATAAATACCGGTGTGCTCATAGCCTCATCTCATCAGCAACGGCTTTATCGATTTGGTTTTGAGTCTCTTCAAAGCCAAGTTTTAGGAACTCCTTCTTAGCAGTAGCGCGGCGGAAGTTTTGCTTAACGTTAGGATCATGGACGTATACAGCGTAGTTTGCAGAGTAACCGATCCGCCCTGTGACCATTAACCCGCGCGTATCAATCTCGCGAAACTGGGAGTTGATTAATGTGGATGTGTCGCCAATCGGGATATATATCGCAGCCTGAGCGCCGCCGATAAACAAGGCTCTGTAGATAGCCCTGACCACCTTTTTACCCTGGATGTCACCTATCAGGGCATTAAGATTGCGCTTGGCCTGCGCTAAACCTTTTACCTTTACCCCCATGCATCACCCCGTCGCTATCTCGTAGTCATCAGCAATACGCTCGAACGTGTCAGCGTCGCGGCCAATGTCGATCACCTCGTTGGCGTCATCAGTTGGCGTTAGTGAGGTGTATTCACCTATCGCCAGCTTGTCGCCCATCTTCGCATCGACGTATTCAGTCCAGACGTAGAGTTTCACAGCAATTTCGCGACCGGCTTCGGCACCTTTCCGGCGTGTCTTGCTGCCGTAGTCGCAATCGATGATGATCGGCGGCCCGTATGCCGGTTTATTCCAGTCGTCTGTACCGGTCAGCGGCCATACAGTAGCTTTAGCGGTGTAAATCCAATTAGCGAGGCTGCTCATAGTTGATACTCGCTGTATTGATCAGGGCATCCTGGGCAGTCAGGGCACTTCTCGCAATCTGGCTTTTCTTCCTGCTCTTTTTCTTCAGGCTCGATCATCGTCAACACCTCCCACCAACAACCATAAAGAGCCCCACTGGAGGCGACACCGTGATCGGCAATGCCGCGGTGCATCCGGCAGAGTCAATAACGCGCAATGCCTCGCGTAACTGGGTAAGACCGTCTTCGCCGTAGTCAAATGACCGGGAGGCACCAGACGGCGCCCCCTGCGATTTAATCTTCCTAGCCCCGGACGAGGCCGACATTAGACACATCGCATACAGCTGGATGAGTTGCTGCGTACATTCGTCATATCCGGCGCTATCCAAGCAGTCCTGGATTTTTTCCAGTTGGCAAAACAGCAGGTTTAGCACAGCATCAGGGATGGCGTAGCCCAGCTCTGCCAGCAGTGCTTTTACATCCGATGCGGGGATCTGGGCCGCCATTATTATTTCGCCTTCTTCTGCAGTTCAGTAATTTGTTTTTGCGCCGCATCCAGATCTTCCTGGAGCTTTGCATTAACTTCAGCAAGAGAGTCGACCTGACCGTTCGCCGCATCCAGATCTTCCTGGAGCTTTTCCAGCACCCCGGGAGTTGCCACCTCAAATACCTGATCACCAACAGGGACGGCTTTACCTGACAGCCACAAAGGAAGCGACTCCCCCTCATAAATCGCACCTTTTTTCAATTTGTGGCTGTCATGGGTCAGCATCCACTTTTGTTTTTTCTCATCAGCCATAAGGCCTCCATAAAAGAAAAGGGCCGCAGCCCCTGAATTATGATTTGGTTACCTGGACGTAACCGGCCTGACCGTTATGGTCATGCTTAAACTGCGGAGACGCCGCCGCCAGCACGGTGAATACGTAATCATCCTCAGGGTTCTGACGCGCTTTCGGGCGAATAGTCATCGGCATGCCATTCAGGATTTGCACTACGTCCGGACGCTTAACCAGACCCAGCAGTTCATTCACCGGCACGCGAGACGCAGGCACCAGTGCAGATACGCCGGGGATTTCCATGATGCGGGTGAAAATGGTTTTCGGGTAGTTGGCGACATAATCCGTAGTGGTGGTGTAAAACCAGTCTGAATAGTTCAGATAGATAGTTACTGGTGCATAGAAATTCTGAGCATGCAGCAAGACGATAAGATTTTTGATGGCAGTAACCCACTGCAAACCGGTGGCACCGTTAAGATCCAGGCCGTGTGTACCTGTTGCGCGGAAAGGCGCGTTGCGCAGCCCGAATATGGTCGAGCCACCAACGTTGACATTTGCATCACCGTTCAGCACCAGATCTTCCAGTTTCTCGGCAATTTTTCGCTGGTGATTGGAAATAGCATCACTGTCCAGCGAATAGCCTTCCGTTTGTGCTGCCAGCATCTGGCGCCACCCGAAAGATAACTCACTGTCGATGATTGGCAGTGGCGTGCCTTCGTACGCCATGACCGGCTGATCGGTTTTCGCCTTGCCGCGACCATCCAAACTGACATTTACGTCGCCGGAGTCGGACAGCGTCATGAAGTAATGGACTATTTTACCTAGCGCCATCGGGCGTGAAACGCTGGCTGCCAGATCGTTAAATACCGCCAGCACATCACGCTGAACGGTGATCGCGGTGCGGTCCCATTCCCCCCAAACATCTTTCGGTAGTACCGAGGCGTTACCGACCAATTCATCAAAGGAGATAAACCGACCATTGGCATCATTCACTGCAAAACCATGCTGCGCAGCCATGTTACGCTGCATGGTGTCCCAGCGTCGGCGCGCATTAAGAATTAGCGCCTGCTGCTCTTTCGTAAACTTCAGCATTATTTTCCCCTTATGCTTTGACGTAGGCATTAATGATGACGACGTCGCCAAACCCTTGCGCAGCAAGAGTACGGTTCGCTTTTTCGTCAAAAGTGGCGATTACGACGTCACCAGTCACCGCCGCCTTAAACACACCAGCAGCCCCAACCGTCAATTCCTGACCAATTGTGTAAGCCGCAGCGGCCAGCTGTACGTAATATTCCTGCTCTGGCTCGGTGCGATACAGGACGGCAGTTTCATTTACCGCATAGGCGGTGTTGATGTCCTGACCAATAAAACGACGGTTACCCAGCACGAAAACGCGCCCCTTCGCATCAGTGGCCACCGTTGCTTTTGCGGACAACTTTTTCATCGCTACACCGGGAATTAGCGCGGTAGCAATGGGGATATTGATAGTTTCCGGTTCGCGCTCAACCGGACCACGATAAATGACATTTGCCATTATTTTTTACCTTCTTCCATGCCAGCGTTCAGGTCGTAATCTTTCCACTGATCCTGATCGTCGGCGTTAGTCTGATAACCGCCATGAATGCCGGCGGACGTTTGGCACTTAGCGTAGAACCCATCCAGCGCATCGCCCTGTAGCGCGTTAACAGCCGCATCTTCCAGTCCAAATTTTACTTTTACTGCCTGGCGCTTCTCGTTCAACTCCTTATCGGCGTTAGCCTGCAACTGCGTTTCGAGGGCACCAATTTTCTGCGTTAGCGGCGCAATCGCGGCATTAACTGCGGCGGTGATGGCATCAGCATTCACCTGCGGACCGCCAGCAGGATCGCCGCCACCTTCTTTTTTCTTCATGTGTTGGTTATAGGCGTCCCAGACCTGATCGTCGGTCAGCCCTTCGGTTTTCACGCCCGCGGTATTGAGCGCAGCGACCATTTTTTGTTTCATCGGGTTTGTTTCTCCGTTGGTTTTGATTTCGTACTCAGTGGGTTTGCGCACGACCTCTACAGGCTCGCCAACGAGCGTTACCACGCTGTCGGCAATCAGATACTTGAGTTGGAAGAGTTTCGGCCCCTCTTCATAGATGAACTTATCCGGCCAGACGCTGACGACGTAGCGGTAAATATCGCTCCCCCTGGGGGCGCGAATGGCTTCACGCAGCATCTGGTAGATCTCATCAAAAGACGCGTCTGAGTTGTGGTGGATGAAGAATTTCACGCGGTTCAACAAGCCATCTTTCATATTGTTTGCAGCTTCAGTCAGGCTGGCAGATTCGATAGAACTCTCCTGCCCGTCTGCATTCACAAACATCCCCACACCGTCGGAGGGTGTTCCTGCGCCTGGCTCATCCAGCAGTATGGCTACGTGGTCAAACTGCATATTGTGGGCAATCCAAGAGTATTTTTTTCCCTTCGATTCGCCTGATTTCTGCTCTTTATTCAGCAGTAACCCTGTTGATAGGTGGATAGGATCGTCATTAGTACCGGCGATCATCTCATCGAGACGCTGCACAAGGCGCTTGCCATCAGGTTTTGACTCAGCCACAGCCTTATTGATGTAAACATCCATTACAGCCTTGTTGCCGGCCTTGCTGACGTTCTGCGCCCACGCCCCTACGTGGTATGTGTTGATCGCGCGCGGGTCGTTAGCGCTGACGAATTTCCCATCTACTTTCGGATGCGGCAGCGGCATAAGCTTGCCTTCCATCGTCTGGTAGCTGTTGTTAATCTCCTCCGCCGGATACAACCCACCGTTCATCACAATGTCGTCGACAATAGGAACCGCACCACGAATAACGTAGTGTTCCTGATCGCCGATAGTGGTTGTTGAGATGCTCGATGCGTTGATGGCGAGGGATTTAACGTGGATGCTGGATAGCTTCACGTTGCGTCCTCAGTTGTTCAGGCTGCTTCTGCCCATTGTTTACGCTCGGCGGCTAACTTACCCGCCAACCCTTCGTTGAATATGCCACCGTCTGCGTTGAGCAATACGGGGATCTGGCTGCAATAGCAGTTGTACCGATTTCCGCTCTCAGCGTAGAAATTTCGCACCTCTTCAGTGGTGTATACCTTACCGTGGCGGATGGCATGCCACGTGCGCGTGGTGGATTTGAGCGCAGACAGCCACAACAAACCTGTGTTTAGGCCAAGTCGCTCGGCAGCCCAGTCTGTTTCACTCCATTGAGCCTGCCGCAGCGCGCCAACCTGCTCAGTTTGAGCAATGTTTTTCGCGCGTGACATGCTAACGTCAAGCCGCTTGCTGACTATTTGTGCTGTCTCGCGCGGGTTGACGCCGCGCCCAACGGCATCAGCAATAATGTTTGCCAAATCCCCGCGTGCCCGGTCACTTTCCAGCTTCCAATCGCTGTAGGTACTGATATATGCCGAGGCGATCTGATTCTGGCGCGCGGGAGAAGATAGCAGTTGCACCAGCGTGGTCTGCTGAGCATAGAGTTGCGATTGCGCAGACAGATTGTTAAACGCCTGCTGCGTTCCGCGTTGGTACTCTGCGGCAATATAGTCAAGCGCCCACAAATTGTGCTCACCGCCATCGAGCAGGTGATCGTCAAGGATGGTTTGCACGATTTGCAGCAGGTCAGCTAATTGCCCGGCGTTCATGTCATAAATAAACGTGCTGGCGTTCGCCTGGTACAGCGTTGGATCATCGCCGTTCGTATGACATAAAAAATGCCACGCGTGGCTATTCCCAAGTTGTTCTCGCCCAATTAAGCGCTGGTCAAACAGGGTTTTCAGCGCCACCTTTATTGCGTAATAGCGCCCCTCAATATCCTTCACCATACGATTTACGGATCGAGTGGACATCGTTGGGTCAGATTTATTGCGGGGAATTACCGGGCTGTTTGGTCGCATCATCGGCGAGAGGATTTGGCCGATTTTTTGGTTTGTCATCCTCATTACCGCCATCAAGAGATGGATCCGTCTGCAGTTCACCCGCAGCACGAACCTCGTTTTCTGTGATTGCCGAACGTCCGAAAGCGCGCGTCGTTTTTTCAGCGACGTCAGCAGCCTTTGTCATGTTGCCCAGCTTATCCGCTTCGCTTGGTGCCAATAAATCTGACCACTCGACAGTGATCTCTCCACCAACTGGTGCATCAATAACGCCCAGGCTCCAGAATCGATTAACAATATCGGTAATGATATCGGTCAGAAATCCCTCTCGCCGCCCCTTGCGGGTTTTTGCCCAGTCCTTCATATCCTCGGTTGATGCGCGTTCCCCAGTCTGCATTCCCACCAATACTTTCAGCGGGATTGGCACCGTGGCGCAAAATTCGCTAAGCGCGGTGCGCCATGTGGGCTCCGGATCTGCGGCAGCGACAGATAGCACGCTGGCATCGCCGGCCTGCATGATATTGGCAGAATCCAGGTTCTCATTCAGCCTGCGCACCTGATCATCCATCGCGTCAGCGAGCTGGTTGTCCTCTACACCAAGAGCGCGGGCTAGTGCTGAGAAGTTTGTTTTTTCGCTGAAGTTGAAATTCAACTGTCGGCTGGCATTTTTAAGGAATCCTTCTGATGCGCCCCCTGAAACTTTCTCGATATCCAGCAGCTTGTTGAAACCCTCCTCCAGTAGTGATGTGCCAGAGAACAAATTTCCGTCGTCGGACCCTTCAGCCAGGATAATTACGCGATCGGGATGTACATTGATAATACGCCCCGGTCTGCCATCGTTTCGCCCGCCTACGGATAGCTCAACGAATGAATACATGATTGGCTGGCCGAACGTCTCACTACTTGCATTCTCATCCCAATTAATCGGATCAATCTGCGCCTCCCACACTGGGATCAGTCGGACGAGTGCACGCTCTTTCAACAGTCCGACAGCCTCAACGCTTACCGGTTGGTCCCAGCTTTGCCCGTCTCTGATTTGCAGTAACAGTGCCGAGTACCGGCCAACCAGATTACGGCGATCAGCGCCTTTAATTTGCTGCCAGTGGCGTTTTAGCAGTTTATTAATGCGCTTATCCCAGGCGGTCTGTTCCGTTGCTTTCTCGTCGCTATTTCCTTCGTAAATTTCCGGCATATCCTCCCAGCAGCCGTCAGTCATGCGCTTTACTGCGGCGCCGGCTATCGCGTTGCGGCGATATGCACGATAAAAATCATCAAACGTTAAGTGGATCGGGTAGCCAAATTCCTGATACAGCCGCCCGCGTTTAGTGTTACTGGTGCCATACAGCAGGCTGCTAAGCGACCGAAGGCGCTCGCGTTCGGTGCTGTTGTTTGCGCGTTGCAGCGCTTTCATCTCGCCTTCAGTCACAATGTCCTCCGTCAGCGCGAACGCACCAACATGCCGGTTATTTTCGGTGGTGAATGCAGAACGCGGTAACGCGTCCCATCCCAGTCATGGTCTTCCTGGGTGGTGTCAACATCATCCGGGTTCTTGGCGTCTCGGACTAAAACAGGAATACGACCTATCCAGCCGCGACAGTAGTCGAACACGTAGAATGCTGGCTTTTCTGGTATTCCTGATTCCGATGCCTTTCCTTCAACAACGGCCTCTAACATGTCCGCAAAAATAGATGCGCCATTGATACGTGAACCAGGGCTTTTGTTCGCCGGGATCCACTCGACGCCTTGCTTTTCCATTTTTTGAGCAATGGAAAGTTCGTTATCACCGGTATTGAAAATTGAACCATCGGCAGGGCCCGGTAGCACCTCAGCGCAGATCCCCGGCATAATATGCATCTGGCCTTGACCTATTGTTTCAGGCGGCTCCTCAACGTCCTGACCGGTTAAGCGCTGATCTATCCACTTCACGCCTTTTGCGACGTTGGTGGACGACATATTCAACCCTTTATTCAGTTCATCTGGTGGGCAGCCGTACCACTCGCCGATCAATATCAATGATCCGGCCGGTGGACAGAATTTTTTTCCATCTGGAAGCATTGCCTCGGTACCGTCAGCCTGTGCCCACCAAAGATTAGAGAACGGCTTCGACTCGCCCCAGTCGTGGGAACGATCTACAGTCCAGCTAACAGGTATATGGAACGGCTTAATAACGTGCAGCGATTCATTCCAAAGATGGTCAAACCGGCCGCCGCTGGTCACGTCCCAAGAACCTTCAACCCATGCCTTACGCTTGTTCGGGTCCTTGATGTTCATCAGCGTGGCGATATATACCGGATCCAGATATGGGTTCTCTTTGAACGAACCGTGAATGGCGACTCGGCTTAGGGTTATTTCCTCATCCTGTTGCGTTTGAGGGTTCGGAACCATTTGTGTGTCACGAATAATGGTTCCGCGAGGAGCTGGCTCAATAAACCGCTTTTTAACCCAGGTATGACCAATGCCGAATGGGTTCGTTGTGCTAAATGTTTCGAGCGGGATGTTGGGCAATAATGAGCCGTCCTGCCGTGGGTAATCTTGCGGCCTGAATGATGAACGGCGGCAAGAAAACATGGACTCGTAGAAGTCTGAGTTGGGTTGCTTCGTCAGTTCGTTGAAGCCAATGAAAGGGAATTCTTGGCCGTGATAATCCCAGTAGTCATTTTCTTCTTTGCCAAATCTAAATAGCAACTCTTCGCCAGTCGGCCATACCCAGCGTAATTCTGACGCTGAGTTGAGAAATCTAGCGCCATCGCCAAACAGCCGATATATACGTTTTGACTGGGTGATAATGTCTGCCAGATTTTTATATTCGGTGTCGAAAATAACACCGCGCCAAAACGTTCCGTAGCCTAAGCCAACCTTGCGGCGGAAGCGGGCAAGCTGGGCGGCTGTTTTACCGGGGCCGCGAGTTCCTTCAAAAAGTATCTCATCACAGGGGCAGCTTAGTGAAAGCGACTGCGAACCAGGTAGCGGCTTCCAAACTACGTTGTAGCTCATTTGCCTAATACCTCGTTCTGCTGTTGCTGCGCGGCCGCCTCCCACTCTTCAGCGCTTGTGCATGTTGGCACAGGCATGATGTTGTGAGTTACCGAACTGGTCTGTTCTACTTTTTGCCGATTTGTAAACACGTCACCGCACTCCTTCGCTGCTTGCTCCATGATTTGAGCTGTTAAAGCAAAGTTTTTCATGCTCTCAGTTCTGGATGCCATGCGATCGAGAACGCGTAGCCGATAGGCCTTATTAGCGATCGGGATGTCGGATGTTTCATTCTGAAAACGGTCACGAGTGGCGTTGAACATAACCACCCATTTTTTTGCGAGGCCTTTACCGGCTACTTTGGTTGGATCGTGCGATTCGACCTGCTGCCGGGTAATTTTCAGACCAAATTCTTTTTGGACAGACTCCATCACGATCGAGAGGGTATCGAAGCACGCAAGCGACTGAATGATGAAGGCTTTCACCTCTGGTTTGAGTGCTGCCATAAATCACCATCCGTCTTAAGCAGTCTAAAATTTACGCCAGTTTCAGCAAGCAGGTTCCGCACGCCCTGGCAATATCAATGCCTCCGATCTCTGGCTGTTTATTTGCTGCATCGACCATCCGCCGAACATCGACGCTGGCGCCATATCTGCGAACCACGCCAACAAATTCCTCCACGTCGTGTCCGCGCAATTTGAGCACCGGCTGTCCGGTTTCCCTGCTGAACTTCGGTGCGCCAAATTCATCTGTGGCCTGGGCGATGTGGTAAAGCTCATGTTCGATGAGTGCGCAGAACTCCAGATCATTACACTGAGCGCAATAGTCAGCAGCCAGCGTGATAACGAATGCTGGCACTCGTCCGAACCATTCGTACATTTGCTGCTCCATACGGGCTTTTTGCCAGCCACCAACGCGCATCGCTACTTGTTCAGCTTGACCAAGAACGACCCTTCCCTGTTTTTCGAACGCTGTTGCAGCCCATAGAAAACAGAGATCAGCATCCGCCAGATGAAAATGATCGGGATTATTCAGTTCTCCCTCATCGCTGATTATTTTCGCGTTTACCCACTCAAGGATTTCGCCAGCCGGCTCTAACCGGTTGTACAGATGAAAGGTATCAATGAGGTCTGATGGCGGCATTGGCCGGATTGTGCTTACCATAATCAGAACTTCCTGCTGGTTGTAGAAATATAAACCCCGAGAATTTCCGCACCACCCACATGCAATACAGGCTGATTGTGCTGCCTGATGCGATATTTTACACGGTGGTGCAGAATAAAATAAAAAGCCACCAGCAACCGTGGTCTTTGTGACCGATGGGTGTTGCTGATGGCTTTGCTTGCGCATTACGCAGCAGCCTTGGGAAGCTGCTCTGTGATGCAAATAAAAAACCCGCTTAAAAACGGGTTGCGGGTTTAATTGCTTGTAGGTTGGCCACCTTAACCACCCATGAATTCGTCCGTATCTTTCCTGTGCGATCCGTGGGCAACTTGGTAACCCCTTCCAAGCGTCTCCAGCATCTTTAATGCCTCATCCTCACTTTTGTAAATACCAGCAAGATGCCATGGGGAATTTGAATAACATGCCCAACATAAAACCCAACCTTTGTTGGAAGGGTCATTTGGGAAACCAGTGTAATCGAACATATCAACCTCCATTAAGTAAACCGACCAATGTGGCGGGTAACAAATCATAAATGGGGGTTAACATTATTTTTTCAATGGTCATTATCGAGCACCCACGCTGTAGATGCTCTGTAATGCCGTCATTCACTTTGTGACGCTGTAGCCATTTCCACTAAATCAGTGAAGTCGTGACACATATCTAAGCGATGACCATGATCATCGACAAAGTTATAGCTTTTAAAATGCTCAATTATTTCCTTGGCACTTTTGCCACTTAAAGGAGATTTATCAATTGTTTCGTCAATCTGTTTCATCTTCAAACCTCAGTTCTGTTGGTTATGATGCCGCTAGTAGTACGCTGGAGGTAGCATTTCTTAATGGAACGGTTTATCAATATTCCGGGGTTCCGGCTGGCGTTTATCAGTCTTTGATGAATGCATCATCAAAGGGCGGGTACTTTTCCAGTACCATAAGAAATCGTTACCCTACTCGTAAGATTGGGTAATACATCTCAGCGGGGAGCACCATCCCCGCTTTTATCTCGCTGCCACTTAATCAGCCCCTCGATACGTGAGGCACACACATCAAGCTCTACCTGCGCCATCTGCAATGCCATCACGGCATCACCGAATGTTTCCCCGGTAAACGGCGTCTGCTCACACTGCTGGAGCAGCACCGCTGGCGGGTACACGTAGATCAGTTGCGGGGCCGGTTGTGGCGGTTTATTTGCGCAGGATGTTGAGAGCATCATCAGGCATGCGCTGGCGATCGCAATCACTGGACGCCAGCGCACGGCGTAGTTTTCCGTTTTCAGCATCAGCCTTTGCCCTCTTCTGCTGTTCTATCTTCAACTGTTCTTCGGTGGCGCGGCGGTCAGCACTGGTGGCATCTTTCAGCGCGCTGATTGTCCCGTCACGACTGTCCACTGCATCCACCAGCATTTTGTTTTCCTGCCGGGCTTCATCCAAATCGTCAGATAAAGAAGACGCATACCAACCGAGGCAGATGGCCACCAGCAAAGCACCGAACAGACTGTACTGTGTGATTTTCGTCATGATGACCGCCGCACCAAGTAGATGCCCACGTACCCAGCACCCCAGCGCGTATAGAGCCACATCCTGCGCCCCGTCGATGGCCGATGAATATCTTGGCGAACAACGCCGATAGAAAATAAGCGCCACCATGGCCATTGCTGTGGCCCGTGTGACGGCTTCATGCCTTCTGCGAAATGCGCAGTTGATAGCTCAAACTTAATTTTCATGTCAGCACCTTTCTGGCTTGCTCAAAACGGACTCGGCGGTCAGCCAGTCCATTATTGCCGCCGTTGATCAGCACAGTAACGCGATCGATATCGCTGGCGTACCGGCCGCAGTTGCGCGATTGCCAGAACCAGCCGGCGGAACGCATAGCGTGACGATCCAGTTCTAACAACTCCGGCTGCCCAACTAAATCCAGTTTCAGCCCTGTACCGCATGCCCGGTAATTATCCAGACCAGTAAGTTGCATCGGCCCGCGCCCGCGATATTTCCAACCGTCACCCGGTGCCTTATTACCCATTCGGCCGCCATACGCCAGATTGGCGATCGCCATTTGACGATTGAGCGGTACCGAGCTTTCACCAGACTGGCGGCCCAGCATAGCGATCTGATCTGCTGTCAGTCGGTTGCCAAACGTCGATTTCAGCCCGGATACACCATAGTTGAACGACTCAGTAAAAACGGTGAAGCCCCCTGACTCATGCCCAACCTGGGCGATAAACATCGCCTGTTCTGCTGGCGTGGTAATGCCGAACTCGCTGAACGTAGCCTCAATGTGCGGAAACCAGCGTGCAGCTAACCCGGCGCTGATATTAGCCGCCCGTTGAAATTGGTCTTTTGTCATTCTAACTATTCCTGATTTGGGGAATTTCCGCCGCTGAGTCGCTTAAGGAATCGTGATTCGATAACCCTTACCGCCTCGGCACCAGACCATCCGGCAAGACCAGCCACACCGCCTGCAATTTCAGCAGCCCAGCTCATATGACTCGCAAAAAGCAGGACCAAGGATCCGGCAAATATAGAAATCGCAAATTTCAGCAGCAGAAAAGACCAACGAAATTGCTCGCCGTTTATGACGCGCCATGCGTAATTAGCGATCGTGCCCAGCGTCGTCATAATAAAAACGATGATAACTCCCATGACGCTGAATGTTTCTGGTTCCTTAAGTGGCATTTTCATGACCTCCCCCTGTCGGGGCATCGCCCGATCATCGGGTGGTGGGAATAAAAAAGGCCACGCAGTAGCGCAGCCATTATTTTTGTGGGCAATTCTGTTTTACGGTCACATGATCCAACCCTCCAGAAACGCGAAAACCCGCACAGAGGCGGGTTCTTTTGATGCTTAGTAGTATTGAGAGTATTAAACTCCCACTATGGGTGTCAATTTAGGGCATATTTTCTCAAATTGCAACCGCTTCTGTGTCCGCGTGAGATATTCCTGTTATTCGCTGATATTCGGATTCAGCCGCAGCCTCTTGCGAGTAGCACCACATCAGCAGCGCGTCATAGTAGCGTGACCACACCCGGTACCACGTGGACCGTGAAACGCCGGGAACCAGTGCAACAATCGCATGATGGGCGTGAGTCTGGGTCAGTGGCCGCAGTCCAGTACCATGGCATTTTTTACACGGCACAATGATCAATTCACCCTTCCTGTCTGTCGCCTTGCGGTCACAAACTTCACCGCTCCCGCCACAACGGCATTTGGCCCCCGGCGTGTCCGCTGTTCTGCAGTATTCTTCCAACACCATTACGGCTAAGGTGTGCACTGCCTGCGCCCCCTTTCGGCCCGGTATCTTGCCGACATATTTCCGCGCCTGCGTCCGGGCATACTTCGTCAGCTCGTTTAATGCTGTTCTGCCCGCGCCGATGTCTTTCGTGTATTTCGCGTACAGGAGACATAGGCCGCAGCGGTGCCGGGCCTGCGTCATGCCTAATGCCGTCATCACGTCAATTTTCGTTAAATGGCTGCTGCCAGTAGAACGTGCTTGGTATGCCATAATCTGGGCTGATTTTGGGTCACCGGCAGTCAGTGCGTATTTAAGCCTCATAATTTTTTGCCCTCACCCTTTAAAATTGCCTGAGTGCGGAACACACCCTCAGCATGCGCCAGACGCAGCTCATCACGCGTATATTCGGTTTTTGTTCGCCCATCACAGGCATCGTGGCACGCGCTACACGCCCACGCAGCTTGCACGTCATCAGGCTTTATTCCAGTGCCGCAGGTGCCTGCCATGCGGTAGTGTGCGAGAACGGTGGTTAATGGGTTGAAATTACACACACCGGGCAAACGGATCTGGCAGTCCCGGCCCTTGGCCTCTTTGCGTAGGTTTTTCATTTCTCATTCCCGCCACAGAGTTTATGTGTACGCTTGGGGGCAAACAGTGCATCAAAATCACTTAATCCCCTTTTCTTTCTCTCAATGATTCCTCTTGCTGTTACTTTCACCCTTTCATCACTGGCCCAATCACTAGGCGATAGAGTTTTCCCTTCAAAAGTAAGAAACATCGATTTACTGGACTCGTCTCGCCACGCGTACCCCAAAACTATTCGACTGATCCAGGCTGGAGAAACACCGTACTCTTTTGCAAGAGCGTAGGTTGAGCGACCATTTCTCCTTGGGATGTATTTTTTCCTGATTTCGTAAATTTGCTTATCTGTTAATTTGGAAGCATGGTTTTTTTCACCATCGGGATGAAAACTTCTATTTCGAAGCATGCGATCAGTATTATTGTCTTTGAGAGACCCAGTGATGAGGTGCAACGGATTGACACACGATGGATTATCGCAAGTGTGCCTAATCACCATATGGTCGATAGATTCAATGGGAATGCCGTTAGCGTGGCAATATGCAACACGATGGGCTTTTCTAACTTTTCCGCGATAGAACGTTGTGCCGTAACCAGCCCTGTCCTTATACCTACTCCAATTTATACAGGCTGTATTCATGCGGAGTACTCCTGAAGCTGAGCGGCTACATTTTCAACTTCGGCTGGAGATGAAAATTTGCGGAAAAGTATCCAGTTCCATAAAACATTCAGCGCTGATTTGTAGAGTTGATGGAATTCGACTTCATCCATTTTTGCAAATGAGATCGATTTAGCGCGCCGGTTGCGGCTGCCATCGGGATAGATGTGCTCAGTGAAATAGCCTGCCTGGATGGTTACCCATTCGCGGTATGCATCGAACGATTTCAGAAGGGCTAAGTCACCAGTGCGGGTATACGCAGCCTCTGTCAGGTACTGATCCGCAGCATCAGCAAGCGCAACGCTATGCTGCTGTCCGACTTGCCGACAGAGATAATTTACAAACCCGTTAACGAGATGGCGTTCCTCCGGCAGGATAGCGCCGCCAGTAGGGTTCCAGTATTCAAAACCGAGCTGTAATAGCTTGAAGAATTTCTTATGAAACTTATAGTTACGAACACGCCTGAATTCGGCCTGTATCCACTCGCCGAGTTTCACACGTTGCAAGAAATCGCTGGCCTCGATCGTTGCCGGGGTCAGGATAGTGGGTGCGGATTTTACTAGCTGTAACAACTGCGCCATTGGCTTCTCTCCAGTAGCGCAGCAGGTGATCAGTTGTTCAGGCTGATTTGAGTATTATACATCACTTCCGATTGACGGTGTAACCGGCCATTCGCAGTATTACGACCATCATGTCCATGTCGACGACAACCTGATCGGGGCGCAATGGCATTACTGCCGTTATCCTCCCTTCTTCCGTGTAAATAATTGACCGCCCTAAAAATGGTAACTCGACAGGAAATTCATATAAAAAATTACCATTCATGCATTACATCTCCCTGGAGCATGGGAGATTATAAAAAATACAACTTCCAATATTTTTAACATGCAAATCACCCAGAAATTATTAATGGAATATTGCCAATGCACTCCCATGCGTCAGCAATACATTAAAATCCCTAGTGAATAAAAATTAACCTTAACCGCTTTAATTTGTGTGGATATGTTGCGGTTTTAAATCAATTTGCCCCAGCCAACTAATATTATCAATACTACTACAAGCGGTGGGTCATTGAGTGACCCTGCGGGCAAGTAACCGCAAATAGCATGGATAATACAAACCATTGAAAAATAATGGTTATATCATGCACGAAATTGAGCTGGAACTTAAGAACACCATCAGGAAATTACTTATAAAACAAAACCATAGCAGAAAATGGTTAGCCGATTCCACAGGTATAGATTATGAACGTGTAAAGAGGTTACTCAACGACCGGAGCAATCAGAGGTTATCTGTAGCTGATGCTGATTTAATGCTCACCGCGCTCGGGAGTGACCTGCGCAGAGCACTGATAAGCCCACTATTGGAAAAACTTCGCGCTGAAATTGATGAATATGAGTAATAAAAAAAGGGGAGCCATCCCCTTTTTGCCTTTTAAAAATACATCACGCAGCCACATCCTGCCGAGCAACGCACATTTCTGGTAAATTAGCGCGCACCAGTGCTTCGGCGAAAGGCGGCGGCACCGCGTTGCCACACCGTGCTACCTGCGCCGCTTTCGAGTATTTTTTCCCGCGATAATCCCGATCGATGATGTACCAATCAGGAAAGCCTTGCGCGCGGTACAGCTCCCGTGGTTCCAGCATGCGCATGCAGATGTCCACGATGATATAATCACCGACGCGGATATAGCTGGGGCGCTCTGCCGGGAATAGGTGGCTGTCGTCAGGCTCGTCGCTGAATTTCTCCAGTAACCGAGCACACCACCATGCACCGTAGCGATGTTCCTCCGTGAGCGGCTCCTGGTCGCAATGCGCTTCGGTGAGTGCCATCCTGTCTTTTGTGGTAACCGCGTGCACCGGTTCTGCTACGTCAACAGCGGTCGCAGTGCCGTAATATTTTGTGAGGAACGCTTGGACGTGGCCGTTATGCTGCCCACCGGCCATGATCGTCGGCACCGGGTCAGTAATCGGCCTGCCGTCTTTGCACGTTCCGCGCAGGTGGACAAGGTGCGACGTGCAAAGCCCGTGGTGATCGACTTGTGTCACTGTATGCAACGGCTCATCCACTCCCAGGCCTGCGCCGGTATAGTTTCCACCGTAGTGTTTGACCAGATTGGCCGCGACTAAGGCGTGCTGCACACCAGTAGCCGGGCGGCCAGTTGCTGCGCCTGTAGTCAGGGTGTTGAGCGGCTTGCCGGAATATTTCGGCCCACCAGCACCCACAAGCACCGCACTGGCCAACTGCGTTTTACCGCCGCCACCAGGCATTACCGTGCCAACTGGTGCACCCACCCGCTGGCCAGTGCTGTTTCCGAACTGCCTAACCACCACTGGGGCTGCAATCCCGAATCCATGGGTTTGGGTGATCGTTTGAAGTGGCAGTCTGCCGGATTGCCCCCGGAAGCAGTCATACTTGGTTTTGCTCGAAGTGTGGTTGCTTTTCACGACATACGGCTCGATCAGCAGGTGTTCTGCTTTGCTTGTGATGGTGGTCAGCGGTTGCTCTGCTGCGTACTGCCGCCCATCACCGCCAAAACCGGTTTGCCCTATCTGCACGATGTAAGGATCTGGGCTGTTGATAACGAACCGCTGGAGCCCTTTGACGATGCGCCGCAAAGTGTTATCAGCCAGGTCTTTTTTTCGGCCAAAAATACTCTTTGTCGGGATACTCCAGTCGATGACCTCGGCCGCCGTTCTCCATGGCCTCAACTTGCCGCTTTTAACTTCCTGCGACTTTGGATCGCCATGAGTGGGCTCAGGCCAAACAATTGGCAATCCATCGCACCGCGCCAGCATGAAAAAGCGTTTTCGAATGGTTGGCGCGCCATAATCACAGGCGCGCAGCTCACGATATTCGACGGTATAGCCCAGGCCCGCGATCAATTTGCCATGGTCCTCGCTGCCCGCCGTGATGCCCAATACCTCACAGCACTCCGCCAATGCAGGGTGATCTGCAGCAATGCCTGTGGTTAGCATTGCTACGAACGCCGCAAAAGTTTCTCCGACGCGTTCCGGGCATGGGTAATCATTGCCATGCGCATCGGTAATAAGCGGCCCCCACGTTTTGAATTCCTCCACGTTCTCCATCGCCGTCATGCGCGGCCGGACCTTAAGAATCCACCGAATTTTTACCCAGGCAAGCCCTCGAATTTCTTTTTTGACCGGTGCGCCGCCTTTGGCCTTGGAAAAATGACGGCAGTCCGGACTAAACCAAGCCAGCCCCACCGGCCGCCCTGCGGTAGCAGAAACAGGATCAATATCGAAAACGGATTCGCAGTAATGCAACGTGTCCGGGTGATTGGTTTCGTGCATTGCGATCGCGTGCGGGTCGTGATTGATGGCGATATCAACACTGCGGCCGGTGGCCAGCTCGATCCCTGTTGATGCACCGCCACCACCAGCAAAATTATCGACAATAATCTCTTTCATGCGTATTGCCCCAAAGTCGCTGCCAGCACGGTGGCAACGGAAATGATCGAGGGCATCGGCATCTTTTCGAGCCACATGCGATTGATATGGTGCCGGAGCCGTTTTTGATGGCACTCCGGCAAATTCGCTACCCCTTCAATCTGGGATATCACCAGTTCCACTTCTTGCGGCCACACCGTATTTTCAACAGGGATCAACAGCATGGTTTCCAGCTCAACGATCCGGCTGATGGCGTTCTTGAGCATTACTTCGCCGTTACTCTTCATGATGGGCCTCGCTGTCACACAGTAATGCTGCTGCAAATTTTGCTGCATCAAGTTCACTGGTAAACTGACTGAATGGGCCATTCCCACATTCTGAGCAGTACCAACCATTTTTGTTGAATTCCGAAGTGTTGGGGATATGAGAAAAGCAGCGGTGAATAATGTTGTCTGACTTGCAACTCGGGCACGGCTTCAGTTCGCTATTAGTTGCCATCACCGGGCCTCCTGATTGCGGCGTGAATAGAAAATTTCACAAGCCCATTCGTGGCCGATCTTTGTCGGCAAGTGCTTTTCAGGAGTAATGAGCCCAAGGTTTTTGGCTATCGTCGTCGCTGTCCAGCCGCAGTGATAACCAGCCGCCCGCTTAACGACGACTTCGGCCAATATTCTGCTGAAATCAGTTCGCCCAAAGTTGGTGCCCTCAAAAGCTTCGGCAATCACCTCATCAGTGAGGTGCTCAATTGATCTAGGCATAATCCTCATCCCCGGACCTCCCGCAGCTCTTTAGCACGATATGGGGGATTTCTGAGACTCGCAGCGAACCCTTCCGCCATATTTGCGAAAGTAATAAACCTCAGAGCCATATGCTCATTCCCTTCGGCACTATGTTCTTTGGCTGTTTCTCTCAGATACTCTTTTGCGAATCGCTCCACTCCCCGCGCTTCAATGCATTCCAGCACGGCATCAGTGGCAGGGGTTTCAGGATTCCAATCGTTATCCTCAAACCAACTATCAAGCGGTTCGGTATCCCCGTTTAAATGCCAACCTAAAACCTCAAAACCCTTTCCATATAGCTCTTGGTTGAAACCGTCAATGGCCGTTTTCAGCGCCACACTCTCAACCGCCAGTTTTTCCAGGTGCTGGGCCAGTTCAACAATCACATCTGTCGGCCGCCGCCCGGTTGCCAGCCAAAATTCATTAGCCGACCTGCCCTGCGCCTGCTCTAACAGTTTTTTTAAATCAGTCATAATCCTGGTCCTCCGGGCGGCTGTCGTCGTCCTCTTCGAAGCAATCAAAAATGATGCAAATACCCCACACCGCAACGATGATGGGGATAGCGAGAATGGCGTTTCCGACCATGCTGAGCCAGTGGCAGAATTCAATCATTGGCATACCCCCCCCGCACGCTGGCCAGTGCCTGATCGAACATCTTGTGCAACTGGCAGGCCCGCCGCTCTTCCGGTTTGAAATACCACGATGATTTATCCGACGTAGACTGCTCACCGGCATGTAGGCGGAGGTTTTTTTCGCTCTGGCTGAGATACCGATCGGAAACTTTCTTGAGGTGCCACTTGGTTAAATTTTTCCGGCCGCTCTGTTCGATTTCAACGAATGGAGAACCAAGCATCGACTGAAGCCGTTGGGAAATTACCGATCGGCTCGTTGTATGGTTCGGGTATTTTTCACGTAACAAGACCATGATTTCAGATGTCGTTAAGTCTTTGCCGATGATGAGATCGACGAACTGCTGGCTGGTAATTCTGTTTTTGCTGGTCATTGGTTATGCTCCGGTAATTTCACGGTTAGTCATGGTGTTACCCCAAATTTTTCTTACGCTTGTACTCGCCATACGCCAGTTCCGCCGGGGTTGGTCCTGGTGGCGCTTTCGGCGCGGCGATTTGTGCCCTGATTGGTGGAATGGGGATGCCGCTTTTTGCGCGCTTTTCCCAATGTGCCAGCTCCTCCGCCGCTAAGTTGCGTAGCTCTTTTTCAGTCAGCTTGTACTCAATCCCCTTGCGCTTCAGCGCGATGCAAATCTGATATAAAACCGGGTGCTTCCACGGGAACGCCTCGGTGCAGTTGTAACGGAAAAAATTATCCCGCCAGCGCTTGTTCTCGGCCAGCACGTCATCAACCGTTAAGCCCAGCACGCCGCCACCGCACTCAGCGACCAGCGCCACAAACTCAGCAAAGTCTGGCGGCCACGTGTTGCCACTGGTACAACGCTCAATGCAGCCGTTGCAGACGCGGGTGATCTGCTCACTCGTCATCGAATTGACCTGAGCCTCCCAGAGATTCGAAGGTCGATTGCCATTCTTCGCATTCCAGCGCTGGCCGTAAATTTTGTACATCAGGTCCCACAGGCGCCATGCCGCTGGCTCCTGCGGGTTGTTGCCGTTGCTCCCATTCCAGGTACTGTTCTGAGTACGGTCTTGGGTCGTTCTGGTTAAATCGGAATTCCGCATGCGTACCTCCTGAGGTTGTTAGCCATTCGTCCTCGAAATGCCTGGACGGTCCGAAAAATGTTTTTGCCTGCTTGATAAATTCGGTACCGGATTTACCCGTAGCCACGACGAACGCTGCGTATCGCCTCACGCCGTCCAGCATTGACTCAGCCGTTACGCCATCCCGCAGCCGGGCATTCCAGGCTTTGAACGCTCCGTGCTTGTCGGGGCTTCCGGGTCGCCTTGGATATCCCGACCATGCAGCTTCAAAATCTGGCGTGTATTCGTGCCGGTTTTTTCCTCCGTCGGGTGTTGATCCGTCCTGTTCGGATTGCTGGGAATCATCGTCTGGTCTCGTGGCGTTTTTTTCGCCATGAGACAATAGGGTTTTATCTTTTATATCTTCCTCTTCCTCTTCCTCTGGTAACGGTTTTTGATACGTATGTGTAACGCTGACACCGTTACACTTAGCGTTATTTGTGCGTTTCAAATCTCTCGACTTTGTAACGCGTCTATTCGTAACTGCCCGATTTTTAGATGTATTTCCATTATGTCTTTCAAAGTTCGGGAAAATCAGCCCTCCCTCATCCAATACGAGCCAACCGACAGTTATCAGCGCATCTGCAAACCCGGAAACAAAAGTGATGCGATCGATTGCTTTTTTTGTAACGCTCGCAGCGTTACAGTTTGCGTTACCGTCAATGGTCTGTTGATCGGCCCACGCCCATAACCTGACCAGTTTCCCAAGCACCGCGTCAGGGTCGAGATTCATGATTTCCGACAATTGGAATACCTCCGGTTTATCCGGGGTTATCACTTCAACCTTGATCCAACTTGCCGCCATACGTACCTCAGTTTTTTGTAATCGATGTTGCTACGTCATGCACCCTGGCTGGCACCATCGCCGCATAAGCCGGGTTAAGCTCACACAGCACGGCTTTAATGCCATGGGCAACAGCAACACCGGCACTCGTGCCACTGCCACCGAATGGATCAATCATTACGTCAGGCACCGGCTCCAACCCGCATTGACAACCCGCAGCCCAGCCCACGGTATCCGTTCGCGTCATACCCCTGGCAAAACCCTGCCAGCTATTGCTTGCATCCATGGGCTTCGTGTCACCATGCCCACGAAAAGCCTTCTCAGCACTTACATCACCCTGAGGAACGAACTCCCTTTCTATCTTCCGAACCCAACGTTCGCCGCATGCCGGACAATGTCCCTTCTCGCTCGTTCCTGCCAAAATGCACGGTTCAACCAACGCAGGCGGGAACGTTGCAAAATGGGCACCCTTGAACGGCCGCGTTGCGATCGTCCAAACGCTGCGGCGATTACGCATATTCGTATCCCACGCTGATTCCTCTCGCTCTGTTCTATGCGTGCCATACATCTGGCCTGGTATTGCCTGCTCACGTTTGCTGCCGCCACGTTTGAATGAATCACGCTTTGAGCGCGTTCGGCCAACTCGGCCATCACGTGGATCGACCTTGCTTGAGTGGTTCCATCCAACACCCGAGCCGATCTCGCCATTGCCGACGGCAGGTTCCTTGAATGCCACATGGTCGAAGTAATACCGTGGCGATTTGCTAAATAAAAAAACGTACTCATGCGCTTTGGTGCAGCGATCGCGTACGCTTTCCGGCATCGGGTTTGGCTTGTGCCAAATAATGTCCTGACGCAGATACCAACCGTCAGCACGCAGAGCGAAAGCCAGCATCCACGGTATGCCAATGAGGTCTTTATGCTTCATTCCTTGCGGTGCCGAACGCCAGCCGGTAACAGCACTTTTTCCCTTCCACGCGCCATCGCTCCGAGCATCCATGAAAGAGCCGCCGCCGCCCCGGCCACCAGTTGCGTATGTATCGCCGATATTCACCCACAGCGTGCCGTCATCACGCAGCAGGCGGCGAACCTCGCGGAATACGCCGACCAGCTTCTCGATGAATTCTTCCGGCGTCGGTTCCAGGCCTATTTGACCGTCCACACCGTAATCACGTAGCCCGTAATAAGGCGGGCTCGTCACGCAGGTGTGGAACGCTTTTTCTGGCATAGAACGCATAAGCTCCACGCAGTCACCGACATAGCAGCGAAAGAGGTTTTCAAAGGCCATAAATCACCACGATGAGCGCCCAGGTAATCCCTATCAGCGCCAAAAAAATGACACCGACAAACAACCATGCCCCGAGGGTTAATCTTCGCAGTCTCATCGGTATGCCCCCTTACGCCGCCCTGGAACGTGCGGGCGGTCCGGCTTATCACGAACACGCTTCAGCGGTTTGGCATACGTCTTGGCAACTGCCAAGCTGCTGGCGATCGTCGCGTTTGGGCGCAATGTATAGTGCTCAGCGCCGCGCATTGCGGCAGAACGCGCCACATCAGCGGAAAATCCATCGCGCACCAGCTGGTCGCGGATTTGTGCTTCGATCTGTTCTCTGGAAAATCTTGCCATTGGTTTATGCCCCGGTTAATGCATGGTGATGCTGTTATCTGACGCTCCAGATTCAGACTGGTTACCCAAGAGATCCACAGCGATAGTCCCTACCAGAACGGCTGATAGCTTGTTCAGTGCTGCGAGTGAGTGATTCAGCGAATCCCGTACGTTTTGGATTGCGCGATATTCGATAGATCTGGAAACGAGCAGGTGATTACTTAGCTCGTCAGGCATGGCCTTGATGATCGCCGGGAGCAGTTGCTGTATTTTTGCTTGGCTCGCGGGCGTGTCGCTCTCCACCCAGCGGAAGATTTTCTGAGTGTTACGGTTCAGGGCTTCCGGGTGGACATCGTCGTGCAATAGCGGCTTTGTCATGCCCAGCGCGAAATATGCCTCTGCGATCGCTGCTGCTGGCATCTTTCTGCCGCCTGGGTGGGTAGACCATGCGATCAGCGCATCCCGAATGTGCTTGTGTTTGATTTTCATGCTTCAGTCCTTAAACAGCTTCAGTGCTACCTTGCTGGCCTGGTGGTAGGCCGTCTGTTGGGTTGGGGTAAAGATCCGGGCGTAACTCGTGGGGAGTGACGCCTGTTGCTTGGAAAATGGAGAGCACCCTGTCGGGAGGCACGCCATTTTTTTTCCACAGGCAAACAGCCATTCGGCTTACGCCTAATGCCTTGCCTAACGTATTTGCATTTCCGTGTTTGCGGATTGCGTTGTTGATACCAGTCATTACGACCTCCGTATGAGTAACGACAAAAGTAAAGCATTTATTTACCAATTGATCAAGCAAACAGATCATTGCGGATGTAAAGCAATGATTTACAATAGAGCTCATGACAACGAATAAAGAACACCCAGACCTGATTAGCAGGCTCACTGAAATAAACCAGAAAGGTATATCCAAGGCTGACATGGCCCGCATCGCCGGGGTTAGTAAGCAAGCGGTAAGCGGCTGGTTTAGAACGGGGACAATTAGCAAGAAATCCGCCCTTGCTATAGCAGAGGCGGCAGGTGTTTCTATTGCGTGGCTATACGGCGAAAGTGTCGAAGAGACAGGCCTCGCAGCTGATGAAGTGGAACTGCTCATGCTCTACCGTCAACTCCCGCAACCCGAGCAAAGAAATATGATCGCTGTCTTTGGCGCCAGGCTGAAAGAACTAGATGAGTATGTTGAGAACTACGCTCGCAGAAGAATCAAAGGTACTGAGTAGTATCCCCAAGAAATAAATCACCCAATCTAACCGCCCCCTAAGGCGGTTTTTTTATGCCCTCCTTAAATTAAACAAAAATTACTTGATCATATGGTAAAGATATTGTTTACTTGCTTCATCAAGCAGCCGCCACGGCGACTGTGGAAGTGAAATCAGCAGCAGGTGAAAGAGTTCTGACAGCCGGAAAGACGGCGAGCATAACCAAAAACCATTTGAAGGGATTGCCGATGAAACCGACTTCATTGAAACCAGACATGCGGGTGTTGATAAAGCCAGAGTTCGGCAGCAATGAACTGAAAGGAACCTTTATTCGGCGCGTTGCACGCCAGCCCAATCGCCCGGCACATAGCATCATCTGCGTCGACGAGTTTGCGGGATTGGATGGAAGCAATGTTGTTGATTCCCATTACTCAGATTATGACGTAGCGCGGCGGGTTTCTTTGATCGAGGGGAAGGCCAAATGACCAAAATCGTCCCATTTAGCGGCAAAGCAATAGCGCTACGCAATAAGCGCACCGGAGCACCGTGGGTTGCATTGTTCGATTACGTGCGCAGCGTCTACCGGTTCGAGCCCGTAGGCAACCTTCGGGCAATCAGAAAGCCATTTGAATCACCGGGTATTCCGCCGGAGTTTGAACCGGCTGGCACCCACTGATTCACTGCCCAGCCAGCGGTGGCATATAACACTGGCAGTAGGCGATTGGACACTTACTCCTTTGAAGCCGATGCGCTTACGGACAGCCGGGAAAGGCCGGTAGAAAATGCAGCACCAGGGACGGTCGCTAATACCCACTCGCAGAAGTGAGTAACGCGACGCCGGAAACGTAACCTGCTGACGGCTGGGAAAGACCAGCACACAACAGGTAAGCCCGTTGCTGTTTGTATCGCCAAAGCTTTGCACTCCATTGAATGAGTGTATCGCGCATGCAGTGAGCGGGTTTATCGTTGTGGTGAATGCGCAGGCAAAGCGCCGGTAAGTTTAGCGGGTTTTTTACCTTATTTTGACCCAGTCACACCGGTTGTCTGGCTGACTAAACGCCTAAGTGACAACAAGCCGGGGTTTCAGCACCGGCCACCACAACGCAACACATTAATAAAACTCCCCAGCGGCTAATTATTTTAGCCACGGGATCCCTTTACCCAAATAACGGAGCATTACCATGACCAAGAATATTATTTTCAGCCTGAAGAAATTAAACGGCAATATTGCGCGTGTTATTAGCAATGGCGAAACCGCTGGTTATATCACTACTCCAGAAAATGAACACCAGAATCAGCAGTATTTTGCCATCACCCACAACGGCAAAGATATTGGCTATCAAGATTGCGCAGTATGCGCGATTGAACGGGTGATCCGTCGTTTTGAGCGCATTCCTCCACATCAAGAAATTGCCCTGCTCACAAAGAGGGATGTTTGTGAGATCAGCATCAGCGTTTCGCCTCTTCACTAATCTGTATCGCCCTGCTACTGGCGGGGCTTGAACGTTATTGAAGTGCGTCTCACGCTTCCTTCATCCAGGTGGCGGGCGTTAAAGCGTAGGGACGCACTTCAATACCAACGTGTTTTACCCCACTGGCCCGGCGCAATGGGCACAACCCAACAATTAGCTGAGGATAATATGGAATCACAGTTATTTTCACCATCTGCCGCAATCGAGGCGCAAAAGAAGTATTGCGCTGACAATCGCCTGCCTTTATTTGCACCCCACGACGGTATTTGCAATCGCTGCACAAATAATATTTACCGTCGTAAAGTTTCAGGCACGGATCAAACGGGTATTTCTGTTGAGAAAGCCAGCACTGCGCACGTTCTCGACTGCCCGCACTGCCGCCTCAGTTACTGCAACTAGAAGTAAAAAGGCCCGCACAAGGCGGGCCAGTCTACCGGTTTAACGTCCCGGCGACGGGTTACCGGGGAACCACCCCCAATAACCGGAGCATAACCAATGACCAGCCGAAGCAGACCATCGATCGGTTGGCATTCTACCTAAATTCAGGAGAATTGCACAATGCAAAACGTGTATGCCTATTATCTCAAGGCAAAACAGAAATCCGGCAAACCTTCCCTTTTCATTTATTTTGAAGCGAAAAACGACGCCCGGGCGCTGCGCGATCTGGAAAACAAAATTGAAGATGCCGAGCTGGATCCGAAAGAATACTTCAAGCCAGTCCGCACTGATTTCCCGGTTTTTGATGACCTGCCCACAGAAGGCGAATTCTGCGAAAAATGGTGTGAACGTTATTGCCTGGGCGACAACGGGCAGACATGGGAGCAAATAGCTGCCGAACCCGGGCGGCAGCTGCCGCAGAAAACCACAAAATCGCCAGCCAAGGAAGAGGCTAAGTATCACGCGACAAACCTCGACAAGCACACTGTGATTGCTGCCGCCTGGCTGTTCGGCCGCGACTGCATGACACTGACAGAGGAACAACTGAAATCGGCTCAAGCGCTTGTTATGGACGACTCGCAGCGGTACCCGCAGAACGTCATCATGGCCCTCTCCAGCCTCAAGCAGTTCGATTACACTTATCCAAATATGCCGGTAGTGGCTATTGCTGCAATGAAGGCCGTCTGGCCACCGTTCGACAAAGCACCGGAACTGGGTAAACTCTGCCAGTTCGCAACCGAATACCTGAATGCGAGGGTGGAAGATCGCCAGTCTGTTATTTCTAAATGGCAGACCGGTATCCCCGCAGCTAGCCAGCCGAAAGAAGAATTGCCGCGCACATCGTCCGGCGCGCTGGCCGGTACAGGCAAAAAGCCAGCGTACGGTACGCCAATGGACTCTCTTGATACCCTACAGATGGTCATCGGCTGCTCGCTTTACCCTTCCGATTTCGATATCAGCAATCCACCAGGCTCAATCATCAATGCCGTGCGCGAAATGAAGAAGCGCAAAGATGCGGCGCTTGCGGCATGGAATGAGCAACTCAGCAATACCGTTTGTGTCCTCGATTTCTCACGTGAAGCTATTTTTCGGCTGATCCGTAACGCGCCGGAAAACATCCATCTGACGCCCGGCGCACTCAGTTACTACATCAATTCAAACCTGATCGAAATCGACGACAAAGCACAGAAGGCGGAAACTAATGCTCAAACCCAATCGCTGCCGCAGATCGAGGCAGGCTCACTGGCTGATGAACAGCCTGAGAATGAAACGCTGGCAGGCGCAGCAGCAGGTTCTGGCGATACGTCGCTGGCGGGCGAGCTAACCAGTCAGGCTCCCTCAAATGATGGCGAAAAAGAAGAAGTGGACGCCATTAAGGATCTTGAGCCAACAACGCGCTACGCGTGGCTGCGGCGTGAAGTCATGACCGCCCTCGACGGTAAAACGTCAGTAATGGGCGTGGATGATGTGAAAGAGCTTATCGCAAAGACTGGCGATCTTAATCACGCCTACCTTGCCCGCTTGTTAGCAAAAGAGATCGAGCCCTGTGATCCGTTCAAACAACTGGGTACTGATGATATTCATTACATCACATGGGACGCACTGGAAAGATGGGCAAACGGCAAAGAAGAACGCTGCCAGTTTATCAATGAGCGCGTTGAGTATTACCTGAGCGAAAAATCACAGGGAAACAGCGTATCCGATACCGAAAGTGCCAGCCTCAAGAAAGTCGGAAAAGGCCTCTATGACGTATCCGCGCTGTTCACCGAATCCCCGCTTGCTGGCGTGGTCGTTGAGAGCAGCGCCGCGGCTAACGATGTTCGTGAATTCCTTGATGCCCTGACAGCAGAACCGGACCAGAACGACGCGCCAGCGCTGGCGGACACGCAGCCGGCTGAACCAGAAGTCACGGACGAGCCGCCCTACTTCGAACCTGGCCGTTACACAGATATTCGAAACGACGTATACCACGCAGCGAACGGCATCAGCAGCACTATGCTGAAAGATGCCCGCGTATCGCTGATGTATTTCAATGCGCGCCACAACGAAAAGACCATCAAGAAAGTGCACTCAAAAGTTCTCGACCTGGGCAATTTGGTGCACACCCTGGCGCTGGAGCCCGAAAAGCTGGAGCAGGAATTCAGCATTGAGCCGATTATCCCCAAAGGGGCGTTTACAACTACAGCATCGATGCGCGAATTTATCGACAAGCACAACGCCAGTCTGCCGAAAATGATGGATTCAGACACGTTGCGCGCCGTGATCGAGAAACATAACGCCACGCTGCCCACACCTTACGCTTTGGGTGTGAATGCTGACGAAATCGGGCAGTTCTATACCCTACTACCGGCAGAGTTTCAGCGCATTGGTGAGGATCAAAAGCCAACCGCAACAGCGATGAAAGCCTGCATCAAGGAATATAACGCCACGCTGCCGACACCACTGAAAACAAGCGGCGGCCGTGAGGCATTGCTCGAACAGTTGGAAAGCATCGACCCGGCATTCGTGGAGCTGGAACGAGCCATTCCGTCCCCGCTGGCGGTCAGCGGCAGCAAAGAGGATATGGCCGCCCGTATCAAGGCTGTTTTACCAACTGCTGTTTTTGCCGACGAACTGATCGAACAGTGGCGCAACGCTGATGACGATCGCATTTTGGTAACTCAGCAGCAAATGCAGGAAGCCAAAGCCATTCAACACGCCCTATTCAACAACCCATCATCCGGGCCGATGCTGCAACACCCGCAGCGTACCGTTGAGGCCAGCTATTTCGGCTATGACGAGGACACCGGTATGGAGATCCGCGTACGTCCTGACCTTGAAATTGATCTTGATGGTGTCCGCATCGGGTTTGACCTCAAGACTATCAGCATGTGGAACGTCAAACAGGGGGCCGTCCGGGCAAGATTACACAGGGAGATCATCGAGCGCGATTACCACCTCAGCGCAGCGATGTACTCCGACGTGGCAGCATTCGATCAGTTCTTCTGGATTTTCGTAAACAAGGATGAGGGCTACAACTGGGTGGCGATCGTTGAAGCATCACCAGACCTGCTGGAACTCGGTCGCCTTGAGTACAAAGAGGTGTTGCGCGATATCAAGCAAGCGTACGACACCAACATATGGCCAGCGCCGATCACTGAAGAAATTGTGGACGACCTTAACGATTTTGACTGCCGCCGCCTTGAAGCATTGCGCGTGGCCTACCGCAGCTACCTTGAAGCATTGCGCGCAGCATAAGGAGTAACAAATGGATAATGCAAATTTACCCGTAGATGCTGGCGCATACACCGCCACCTCTATCAGTATGGTTTTTAACGGTCAAATGCTGGGGCAATTAACCGCATTTGCCAATTTGATGGCCGACTCCACCATCACAGTACCGGCACATTTGACCGGTAAACCTGCCGACTGCATGGCAGTCATCATGCAGGCTATGCAATGGGGAATGAATCCGTACGCCGTTGCTCAAAAAACCTATTTGGTCGGTGGTGCTCTTGGGTATGAAGCCCAGTTGGTTAACGCGGTAATCACCAGTTCTAACGCAGTTCAGGGCCGCTTTCATTACGAATACGGCGGGGACTGGTCAAAGTGCACTCGCAGCAAGGAAATTACAGAAACAAAAACGGGTAAAAACGGCACTTATGAAGTAACAAGGCGCGTGGGCGCATGGAGTGAGAAAGATGAAGATGGGTTGTTTATTCGCGTTGGGGCAGTTATCAGAGGCGAGAAGGAAATCGCATGGGGGGAGCCCGTTTATTTATCATCTGTCGCGATCCGTAACTCCCCGTTGTGGGTAACTAATCCAAAGCAGCAGATCGCCTATCTGGCAGTGAAATATTGGTCAAGACTGCATACTCCAGCAGTAACTTTGGGTGTATATACGCCCGATGAACTCGAACGGAGAGTTGAACGGGAGATCAATCCAAGCCAACCACCCACACGGGTTAGCGTCAGTCAGTTAACAGACCAGCCAGTAGCACCCCAGCGGCAAGACAGCGCACCGCTGGTCGATGGTGAAGGCATTGCAGCCGAAATCCGGGCAGCGATCGAGAATGTGAAAGACCTAGAGCCAGCAAAAGCGCTCCGTAAACAAGTTGAAGATTTGAAACAAAAGCTTGGCATTACGGATTATACAGAGTTGAAAAATAAAGCTGTCAGGCGCTACCGACAGATCGAGAAAGCAACTGATATAAATAGCCAGATCACTGCCTGCAAAACACCGGAAGCATTTGCCGCGCTGGAGGCGTTAGTTCGTCGCTCTGAGCGTGATTTAAGCACTGATGATCTCGAACGCTTCCAGATCACTCTCGATGATATGCGTCCTGAGTTTAAGGAGTAAATATGCTGATCGGTTTCATTCTTCTTGTCAGCGCCTGCGGCAATGACTACTGCGATGCGCTGCCGGTTTCAGAACGCACATATGCGACTGAGGCGGAGTGCGAGCAGGTTCTGAAAGCAATACAACTTCGCCGCCCTAAGGCTGTGCTGTTCTGCGGCGAAGTTTACCAACCTGGAAACTGATGTTTGAACATCAAAACACAATACCGGCCACGCGTAAGATCGTGGCCGATCTCGAGGTGAAGTATGCCGCAAGTTGTCTTTAATGAAGAGTGGATTGTTGAAGATGGGCTTAAAGCAAAGACGGGGCTAAGCGATCGACAAATCGAAAAATTTCGTCAAGGCTGCTGGGTTGAGGGGGTGCATTTTAAACGTGTGTCACCGAGTGGTGAGCGAACCCTTCGCGGGATCACCTGGTACAACTACCCGCGAATAAATAAGTTCATACAGGATGCATAATGGCAGCACTACCAACCGGGGTAGAAATCAGAGGGAAACGGCTTACTATCTGGTTCATGTATCGCGGTCAGCGTTGCCGGGAGTCATTAAAAGGCTGGGAAATTACCCCAGCCAATATCAAAAAGGCTGCTAATTTCAGGTCGCTGATTCTGAGTGAAATTCACATCGGTGAATTTGACTATGCGGTTCGGTTCCCAGCATCAAAGCGAGCAGAAAAAACCACCCCTCGCAGTAAAATAGAGACGTTCGGTCAGCTTGCTGATATTTGGCTTGATAACAGGGAAGTGGAGCTGACAAAAAACACGATGCGGAAAACCCGGTCACAGATGAAAACGCTAAAATTCATCATTGGTCCGGATACTGAAATAACCAAGTTCAATCACAACGATATACTGCAATGTCGTACAACGCTGCTGCATGGCACCACGTTCTACGCTACGACGAGCAGGAGCAACAAAGACGGGCGAACGGTACGCACGGTTGATAACTATATATCGCTGCTTTGCACTGTCCTTCGTTTTGCCTATCACTCTGGGTTCATCACCGATAAACCGTTTGAGGGATTGAAAAAACTGCAGAAAAGTAAGGCTAAGCCGGATCCCCTGCTGCGGTCTGAATTCGATCAGCTGATGCAGGCGCTATCTGGCCAACCTAAAAATCTTTGGCAGTATGCGATTTTCTCCGGTATGCGCCATGGGGAATTAGCCGCATTGGCATGGGAGGATGTGGATTTAGATGCGGGGACCGTCAAAGTGAGTCGCAGTCTCAACACGTTGGGTATGTTCGGGCCGCCGAAGACGCGGGCCGGGAACCGTTCTATCTCCCTGCTAGCGCCTGCACTGGAGGCATTACGTGCTCAACGAGTGTTAACGGCGTTGCACCCCAAAACGGAAATCACTTTTCATCATCGCGAATACGGTAAAACTGAGAAGCAGCGACTACATTTCGTTTTTGTGCCGCGCCCAGCCAAAGGCCAGCAAAAAGCCTACTATTCGCTATCGTCGATCGGTGCCCGTTGGAATGCCGCTGTAAAACTCGCTGGCATTCGGCGGCGTAATCCGTACCATACGCGGCATACTTTCGCGTGCTGGTTATTAACGGCCGGTGCTAACCCATCTTTCATTGCCGATCAGATGGGGCATGAGAACGCGCAAATGGTCTACGAGATATACGGAAAGTGGATCGAAGAGATGAATGGGGAGCAGGTGAACATGCTAAATGACAGGCTGGCTATTTAATATACTTTGCCTCAGTTTTGCCCCTTTTGATGTTCTACGGAAAATAAAATGCAAGAAAATCAGTTAATTAAACCTAAAGAGCAGTACAGCCTGAACAAATTGCAAAAACGCCTGCGCCGTAACGTGGGTGAAGCAATCGCAGACTTCAATATGATTGAAGAAGGTGACCGCATCATGGTGTGCCTGTCTGGTGGTAAAGACAGTTACACCATGCTGGAAATCCTGCGCAATCTGCAACAGAGCGCGCCGATAAACTTCTCTCTGATTGCCGTGAATCTCGATCAGAAGCAACCCGGCTTCCCGGAGCATATTCTGCCGGAATACCTGGAAAAGCTGGGGGTGGAATACAAGATCGTCGAAGAAAATACCTATGGCATCGTCAAAGAGAAGATCCCAGAAGGTAAAACCACCTGCTCCCTGTGCTCACGCCTGCGCCGCGGCATTCTCTACCGCACCGCCACTGAGTTGGGTGCAACTAAAATTGCTCTGGGCCATCATCGCGACGACATCCTGCAAACGCTGTTCCTCAATATGTTTTACGGCGGCAAACTGAAAGGGATGCCACCAAAGCTGATGAGTGACGATGGCAAGCACGTGGTGATCCGCCCGCTGGCCTACTGCCGCGAGAAAGATATCGAGCGTTTCGCTATAGCCAAAGAATATCCCATCATCCCGTGCAATTTGTGTGGTTCACAGCCGAACCTGCAACGTCAGGTGATTGGCGATATGCTGCGCGACTGGGACAAACGCTATCCAGGCCGGATTGAAACCATGTTCAGCGCAATGCAAAACGTGGTGACTTCTCACCTGTGTGATACCGATTTGTTTGACTTTAAAGGCATTCACCACGGCAGCGAAGTGGTAGACGGCGGCGATCTGGCGTTTGACCGCGAAGATATTCCGCTGCGCCCGGTTGGTTGGCAGCCCGAAGAGACTGATGAACAGAACGCGCCAGCGTTTGAGCGCCTGAACGTGCTAGAAATTAAATAA